AGCGATCAAGAGGTCAAATACTTGTATGGACAGATACATCATTACACTCAATGCAGTTTATTGGTCCTCCTTTTACTTTTGGTTTACGACAATTAGGTCAAAACTGTGGAATCATTGGTAGTCACGCGGGACTTGATTTGAACGGTGTTGCCTATTGGATGTCGCAAGATTCTTTTTATCTGTTTGATGGTACAGTCAAAAAATTACCGTGTACTGTAGAACAGTTTGTTTTTGATAATATTAATATAACAGGATCTGAAAATGCTTTTGTAGGTCATAATGGTGAGTTCAATGAAGTATTATGGTTTTATCCAAGAACAGGATCTGACACGATTAACGCAGTAGTGGCTTATAATTATCTAGAGCAAACTTGGTGGACAGGAACACTAGATAGAACAACTTGGATTGATAGAGAAGTTTATGATAATCCTGTAGCCTCGGACTACTTACCAACGACCACGGCCAACAATGAAGTTATCTCTGGTCTAACTGATGGTGCCACTCAAATGTTTTTACATGAGACAGGAAATAATGCAGACGGTCAAGCCATGACAGCTTTCGTGAAATCAGGATCTGTAGAAATAGGTGATGGTAATGATATTCTTTTTGTACAAAAACTAATACCAGATATTCAAAATCAAGAAGGCACTTTAAATATGAATTTAGAATTCAAATATTATCCAAACAATACGACAAGTGTCATTAAGACAGCAACATTTACCGATACCACAGAGTTTGTAAGCTTACGAGGAAGAGGTAGAGAATTCACAGTCAACGTTGTCTCTAATACAACAGGCACCGCTTGGAGATTAGGAACACAACGTTTTGATATTCAACCCGATGGTAGAAGATAATGGCAAAATTAATACTACAAAGATTTCCTGACCCTAGACCTGAGTATGATGCTCAACAGTCTGCTGAACTAATTCGACAGTTAGAGGAAATGATACAACAATTGAACACTCAATATACACAAGACACTCAAGAGGAGTCCACAAGAAGAGCGTGGTTTTTTAGATAGATGGCTGACGTATTTAAAAGGTTTACACAAAAGGCCGCTAGCACTGATGTCATAACAATTTTTACAGTTCCTGTTGCAAATGTGGCAGCAACTCCTCCAACACCCGTTTCTACCTTTATAGTTCAAACAATAGTTCTTCATAATGATTCAGGATCAGGCACTGTTAACGCAAAAATAACACATAATAATGGTTCTACTGACGTAGAAATCAACAACATTGATGTAGCTCACGGAACTACAGAACAACTCAATGGACCTTTTGTATATGAGGGTGGAGACTCTTTAAAAATTCAAGCGTCTTCAACAGATCTCACCTCTGATATATCTGTATTAGAGATCAAGCAACAGCAATAAACCTATTGATTTCCTAGCTTTCTATCTATAAAAATAGAGTATGGCAAAAATTGTAGATGAGCCAAAGATTTTACGTTATGACGTGATCAATGGCGAAAAAATTCCTGTGTATAGCGCAAAAGTAGAGACAACTGTCACTAACACTAAAACAGGTCAAGAGTATACTTCACACGAGGAATGTCAGGCTGATATTGACAATCCAGAAACAGAAACAAAAGAAGCAGATATTAGAAGAGATGTTCACGTGACAGCTCCGAATGTATTCGCTGGAGCACACACCCTACCTGAGTAAAGGAATAAAATGCAAGAAAAAGAGTACGCACAAGTTTATGAATTAGGTCTCGGATCGCTGATCGGGGATTTCTTTCAAAATGTTAAGGACACTGTCACAGGTGTTGCTAGAGCTGTTGCTCCGATTGCTCCTTATGTTTTACCTTTTTTACCTGGTGGTCCATTAACAAAACAATTGATAGGAGCAGGAATTGGTTTAGCCGCTGGACAAAAGCCAGTTGACATTGCAAAAAATATGGCACTTCAGGTAGCCACATCTGGAATTGCAAGTGGTCTTAGCGGAGGGAAATATGGAGACTCTTTTAAACAACAGTTAGGTTTATCTGACTTAGGTTCAAATCAAGGCCAAAACTTTATGCAAAAATATATTACAGGGGAGGATTCGTTTTTAAGACAGACATTTGATCCTACTCAAAGAGGAGAGAGACTGACTTCCGCTGCTTCAAAATTTGATCAAGCTATGGGTAAAGCGGGAGCATATCAAGACTACTATACAAGCGCTTTAGATAAAGCTGTAGCAAGTAACAATCCAGAGGTTCTTTCTACATTCTTAAATAAGTTTCCCTCTCCGACAGAGAAGACAGGTTTTGGTTATAAATATGGTCCGCTATACGCGGCAGGTAGTGCACTACTTCCTCTTGCCTTTCGTGAAAAGCCAGATGAAGGGGGAACAGGATATGATGAACAAGCGAGAGAAGACTTTACTTTCTCCTATGCCGCTGACGGCGGTGAGGTAACAGGTGGTATTGCAAATACTGGAAAAAAAATAGAGCATCCTGATGGTAAAGTAAAAGAACATCCAAAGCGTATCGGTGAAATTGCAGGAGCTGGAACGGGAACTTCTGATGACATTCCTGCAATGTTATCGGATGGAGAGTTTGTAATGACTGCTCAAGCTGTAAGAAACGCGGGCGGCGGATCGCGGAAAGCGGGAGCAAAGAATATGTATAAATTAATGAAAAGTTTAGAAAAAGGTGGTAGTTTATCTAAACAAAGTATGGGCATGGTGGGGAGAGCATAATGGAAGAAGAAATTCAAGGTAAATATTTAGGGTACTTAGATAGTATCAAAGCTCTTCTTGATGATATTAAAGCGGGTGATGTCCAAGGTGTCCCTGAACAAAAATTAGCTGAATTAAATGAATTATATTCTCAAGCTCAACAACAATTTGAGCAAGGTATTGGTGCTTATGAGCCTTATGTCAGTACAGGTCAAGAAACAATGGCTGGAGGAGTTGGTGCTTTAGATCAAGCACAGAATGTTCTAGGTCAAGCTACATCTGCTTATCAAACTTTAGGAACTGCTCCTACTATGGAAGACCTTCAGCCTTATATGAATCCTTATCAGCAAGCAGTTAGAGACGAAATTAATCGTGCTTATGATATTGCTTCTAATCAAGCTTCTGCTAGTGCTATCGGAGCAAACGCTTTTGGTGGTGGTCGTGAAGGTGTTCAAAGAGCAGAATTAGAAAGAAATCGTGCTTCAGAATTAGCAAGAGCACAGTCTCAAGCTTTTGGACAAGGACTACAACAATATTTAGCTTCTCAATCAGCTTCTGCTGGAGGACTAGGTCAAATTGCTCAGTCGTTGGGTAATCTTGGAACTCAATATGGTCAAGTAGGTTCTGGTCAAGCGGGTCTTGGTTTTGATGTACAAAAAGCAGGGTTAGTAGATATAGGCACTATGTTAGACTTTGCAAACTTACAGCAACAGCAAACACAAAAAGGTTTCGATGTGGACTACGCTAATCAGTTAGCACAGTATCAACAACCCTTTACAGAATTAGGTTTCTTAGGATCAGGGTTTGGTTATGCTCCTTCTATACCTCAGGTAGCCTCGGCTGGAGGTGGTGGCAGCTTATCTCCTTTACAACAGACAATAGGATATGGAATGGCTGGTCTCGGAGCACTTAGCGGATTAAAAGGATTACAAGGGTTATTCTAATGAATGTAGTTATGCAAAGACCAATGTTTAGACCTCAAATGGTGAGAAGACAACAGGGCAGCTCTCCCATGGGAGAAATGTATGATTTTGATATTAAGATAAAAGAAAAACCTGAGATGGATGACTACGGTAAAAATATAATGAATCCTGAATTTCAAAACTTTTTGTTAAGTGTTTATGGTGATAGGGGTCAAGGTATTTTAGATACTCTTTTACAAGGTAATAATCCAGAAAACTTTAGTATGTTAACTGGTCTAATGAATGAGTTTACTAATTTTAAGATTTCAAACGAAATGAATCAAAAAGGCGCTCTTCCTCCTCAAGGCGACATGATACCAGAGGAGGAATTGATATTTTTAAATAGATTAAAAAACATGGCTGAGGGTGGTGAAATGACTGCTGACGCTGTGGGTATTGCCGATGGACTAGATGCGGAGGAAGAAATGATGACCGCGGTTAGCGAACCGTCAGACGCAGGTATCGCTAAGGTATCCCCTGACCAGTATGTTCAGCTAATGAATGAGGTTAGAGGTGATGACATTCCTTTAGAGGGAAGAGTACAAGAATTAGCAATGAAGGTAGGAGAAAAAGACGCTCAGGATACCCCTTTATCTGTTCTCGCTTTGGTACAACCAGTTTTTGAATTAGAGGAGCAAGGTGGTATTGCTCAAACACAGGAGGCTCAAAGTATGTCTCAACCAATGATGCCAACTGCGGCTGATCAACTAGCTAATCCGCAAAATATGGGAATAGTTAGAGCGAATACAGGACTTTTTATTAATTCAGCAGATGCTGTGCCTTTTGCTGGGCAAGACATGTCAATGAGTTTAAAGATGCCTACGGAAAATACAGCTGCATCCTCTTCACAAAACTACGATATTTTACAGGGTATGATGTCCCCTAATCAGTATGATTTTATTACGAAAATGGGAGAAAATATGTTTGATATGGGAAAGCCACCTGTGGATATTACTCAAAGAGCAAAACAATATGAGGAAACATTATTGAACAATGCTGATTTAAAGGGTCAATTTTTAACTAGTGTGGTCTCCCCTTTGTTGCTTCAAACTGCTCAAGACATCTTAGATCCTAACAAATCTTTTAGTGAAATTTTGATGGGAGGATTTAGTAGAATTGGCACGGCAGGTCAGGCTGGAGAAAAACTAAAACAGCCTTATAAAACACAAGCTCTAAACTTAGCAACAAAAGACAAAGAAATTCAAGCTACGAAACAGTCAGACTTTGTTAAACTTTTTGGAGCAGAAGCAATTAAAAAAGCTTTTGCGGAACAGAAGAACAAAGAAATAGTATTTCAAACGGTAAATGGAGTTCCTATTCCCTTTGATAAAAGCACTGGTCTACCCATCAGCAGTCAAGATATATATTACACCTCTCTAACAAACGCAAAAATGGAACAGGTAAATAAAGGATTTAAATTACAGACAGCTCAGTCAGTTAAAAATTTATTCCCTGATCTGACTCAAGAAGAATTAATTCAAATCGACCAAGACGCAGATTACTTTGTAAAAAATAGTCCTCGATTTAAACAAGATTTTTATGATACAGATGAGGGGAGAAAATTTAAAATGTCACAAGAAGACACTTTAAGAAAAGAGTATCTAGCTCAAACAAAAGACTTTTCTTCGGCTGTCAGACAGTTTTCTATTCTAGATACCATAGCCTCCGATTCCACTGGTGCCACTGACATGGCTCTGGTCTTTACTTACATGAAAATTTTAGATCCAACCTCTGTTGTTAGAGATAGTGAATTTGGTTTAGCGGCATCTACTGACTTATCTATGTTTGAGAATATAAGTCTGAATACTATAAACAAGATTCTCAATGGTCAAACGGTTTTAACACCTAAACAAAGAGCAACTCTTATCTCCGCGGCGAGAGGGGCAACACTGGGGGCTTACAGAGCCTATGAAGGAGTTAGAAGTGGTTTTGAAAATATTGTAGATGAGAGAGGTTTAAGCCCTATATCAGTTCTTCCCGACTTTACTCAAGGATTAACATTACCTGAGGTAGGTGATTTTGACAGTCTTCCAGACAATAAAAAGTTTGATTACTATCGGGAATTGGAGAAAGTCTTTAATTTACCGTTAACGGATCGCGGAAAAGAATTCAATCTTGATAATCCACAAGATATCATAGACAGGTTAAATCAGTGATATGGCTGAAGATTTCAACCCAATATTAGGGAAAGAAACAGGGACTTATGATCCCTTTAGAAGTGTTAAAGATATTCCTTTAATTCCTATACAAGAAGATGAAGTATTTAAGCCTTATGTCTCCAATGCGGAAAACTTTTTATCTTTTTTGGCTCAACTAGAAGAGGAAATTGGACCTGATATATATCCCAAAGGGAAAAGCGACAAAGTTGCTTTTAAAGATAGATTATTTGCTGATTTAAAAGAGGGAGTCAGTAAGGCAGGTGAAATAGGTTATGTGAAAAACCTTTATGGAGAAGACAACGTCTTTTCAGATATTGATGGAAACATTGTTTTTAGAGATGAACCAGGAGCTAGCTGGGAAGCATACAATCCTGAATTTTCAGCAGACAATGTATCAGAAATGTTTATACAGCCAATTGAAATGGCTAGTGAGGTAGTACAATTTGGTCCCGCTATGTTTACTGCTAATCCTATAACCGCTGCCTTAACAATGGCTGCTGGAGAGGGAGCCTTACAGTTTATATCTTCTTCCTTACCAGGTGAAGAAAACCTAACTAATGAGGAAAGAGCATTTAGAGTTGTGTCTAATGGTGTGTTGGGTGGGTCTACTCAGTGGGCTGCTAACGGTTTCTTAAATTGGATTACAACTGTTAACCCTGTAAAAAACTTTGCTACAAAAAATATTGTTAAAACAATTAAAGGAAAAAAAGGTAGTGAAGCAAGAGAATTTTTTGAAGAGGGTTTAAGATTACAAGAAAAATATGGAGCACTTAGTTTATCAGAGATAAGCGGTGATAAATTTTTAAGACAAATAGAAGACTTTTTAAGAGGGTACTACCTGACGAGAGGTCAGGGAGCTGATTTAGCGTTTGAACAGATAACCAACACTGCTACAGCAATACAGAATATGATGAAACAACTGTATGGTAAACAAGGCGGTCCTCTCTTAGGAAATAAAATTTCTACTGCTTACAATAATATTTTAGATAATCTAATTAAAAATAGAAAAGTTAGAGCTGATGAGGGGTTTGCCAATTTATCTAAGTTAAAAGATCAAAACTCAGGAAAAATAGTTGATTTTTCTGAGATACCTTTATTAAATACAAATAACTTTGTAGCTAAATTAGATGAATTAATAGCACAATACAAACCAATGGGCACAGGGGATGACTCTCTGTACAGGAGTTTATTAGACGCTAGAGCATCTTTACTGGATGATACAGGGGGAGAGGGTGTATTAACTGCTCTTCAATTTCAAAATTTAATTAGTCAATACAGTTCAGCCGCAGCGGGAACGGGTAGTGTTTTCAAAGATTTAGGTGCAGCTGCTCAGAAGAGACCGTCCAGAGAATTATTGGATGCTTTAAACAAAGATTTAGATCAAACCATTGAGAGTGGTTTACTGGGTAATGTTCAGTTAAAACAAATGAGTAACACCATTCAAACCGCTGTGGCAAAAAATTTACAAAAAGTAAGAGACGATTACAAAATAGACTCCGACTTAATAACAGCTTTAGAAAATTCTTTTTTAAGTGGTTTTATTCAAACAGGGAAAAAATCTGCGGATGACATTGTTAATCAATTTACTAAGTTAAGCGCTCAAGAAACAGAGGAAGCTTTAAAGTTTTTAAGGGACAACGGATATGATGATGTCATTCAACAAATGAAAGCTACTCTTGTAGAGGATTCTTTTATTAAATCCTTGAGACCGATTGAAGATTTAACCTTAGAAGCTGAAAAACTATCTAAAGCAACTAGAGCTGGGGGACAAGCTCGAGGCGCGGTGCAATCTAATAAATTTGATCCTTTGGTTTTTAAGGATATTTTAGATCCTGTTAGGTTTATGCAAAATCTTAACAAATCTTTAAAGGGAACTGCTGGTGGAGGTAAAGGTAAGGCAGAAATTTTATTTTCAAAGGAAGAGTTAAAAGAAATAGGAGATGTTTTAGAATATATTCGAAGAGCTAATTTTAGTCGTGTAAGTCCCAAGGCAAGTATGCTTGATATTGTTTTGGGTTTTGTAAATTTACCTGGTTTAGTAGCGAGAGCGGGAGGTATGAATTATCTCTCTAAGTTATTATTAACAAAACAGGGTAGAGACGGTTTAGAGAATTTTATTGCTCTTCAAACAGGAGAAAAACAAGTAAAAGATTTAACAAAAAATATGGCTGCCAATGTAGTATTTTTTACAGAGTCAATGATGGATTATCAAACAGAGTTTGCCACAACAGGAGCTTACTACGGTCAAGAACTTTTGGATGATGTTAAGAAAAAAGCAGAAGAGTTTATTCCTAAAATACAAGCACCAGAATCAGAGTTTATAGAGATGGAACCTGATACTCAAAATTCACAGTCCTTTAATATTCCTTCTCCTCAAGTGTCCCGCGGACAGGGGGTAGACGTTATCCCTCCTTTGTCTTCCCCCATTAATCCGCAGACCGTGGCTAGCTTAGAGTCAATTGGCATGCCTCTTTTTAATGCAAAAGAGGGTGGTCTCGCTAGTTTAGATACAAATAAATTTAAAAGACCACAGGTGGTAGCATAATGTCAATAATGCAAACAATTCAAGCTAATAGAGCAAACCGAAAACCAAAAAGAGTTGGCTTTAGTGATGTAGGTAATAGTGGTAGTTACACACCTGGTGGAGACTCTTTTAAAAACTATAGTAAAGCTGATCAAAACATCATGTTTAACCAAGCAGGTGGTAAAGATAAACTTATTGATCAAGCTTACAACATACAACAAAAATACCCAAGAGGTGCAGATTTTCAAAGATTTTTAAATAAAGCGAAACAGTATCAAGGAGGACAATCTGCTGGTGGTAAAATACTTGAGGGTCCTGATGGTATTATGCGTTTACAAATGTCTGGTGCCGATGTTCCTATGAAAGATGCACAGGGTCGAACTATTTTATCAATGATGCAGCCTGAACTGACAGCACAAGCTCCAACATTTGGAGAATTTTTTCAAGATATGGTAAGAGGTGCTGGAGATATGTTGGGTGGGGTTGCAGAGGCGGCCATGTCAGGTAAGCTTGGTTTTACAGGTGCTGTTAAAGATATTTGGGATAGTGTTAGAAGTAACTTTAGTGGTGAAAGTCAAGGAATAGAAACCGTTCCAAGACCTGATCCTTTTTCAAGTGGAGCAGACGCAGTAGGAGGAGCTTATGTATCTGCTCCACTTAATAATCAAAAAATTGGGACGCAAGTGATGAATAGTATAATTCCTCAGGCTAACGCACCAGAAGGTGTAATTCCTTCTAACTTAGCAGGAGGTGGAGAAAAAGAATTTTATGTAAATCCTTTAGACCAATATTATAATTATTTAGGCGCTTTTAGTGCTTCGCAGATAGATGACACTCCGTTTTTAGCTCGAACAACAAATCCATCTGGTTATCAGGATTTAGAAGAAGGAGAGTTAGGGGATCTCTTATTATCAAGAGGTAACTTACCAACTTCATCAGGCAGGAATATTGGTGATGAGAGTGATCCATCAATATTTGGTATAGACAATGCTGGTGTATCTCTTCCTTATCAAAGAAGCACAATAGAAAATCCTAATTTAATTAATATGCCTCGGGAAAATGTAAATCTTCCTGAATACTATGACCCTAATAATACCTTGGGTAATATATATTTAGAGAGTATTGGTATTGTTCCTGAGGGAACTATTGGATCAGATTTAAGAACTGAACTATCTCCTCAAGAAAGAAGAATACTAGACAAGTACCTATTTGAGAAAATGCTTAAAGAAGAGCAAATGAAAAATAAACAAAAAGAAGATTTTTATAATCAACCTCCTGAAACAAATCCAATTGGACAACCCGTTCTTATGGCCGAAAATACAGGATTACCTTCTTTAATGGATTTATATAATTTTTCAAAAAACCCTCAAATAAAAACACCTATAGGTAATTTAAGATTTGATAATGTTTTTTCAGGGAAACCCGAATTAGGTTACTCTAATACAGTAGATATATTTGGACAACCTGTTGACTTAAATGCTAGAGTGGGTCAGGGGGGACTAAACTTCGGAGCATCAATGAATTTTAAAAAGGGTGGAAGTGTAGACAAATACGCTGGTTTAGGTTATAAACTTAAATAAATGAAATTATTAAGAATTATTATAAATATGTTTAAACGAAAGGTAGAAAAAGACCCTCACGAAGAACACTGGGGTATAGGTGCAAAATGATTGAAATTACTGATTCATTAAAAAATAGAATTCGTCTTCACGAAGGCTGTGTATTAGAGCCATACGAGGATTCACTAGGCAAGCTCACTGTTGCCATAGGACATTTAGTTCAACCTCATGAAAGAAAAAGATTTCAAAAGGGAGTCTCTATAACACAAGAGGAAGCCAATGAGCTTTTTGAAATGGATTTAAATAGAGCAGCAGCGGGAGCTGATGTTCTAATTGAGGAGTGTATTGGTCACGATTTACCTCAACACGTAGGTGAGGTAATAGTTGAAATGGTTTTTCAATTAGGGACTCAGGGGGTTCGAAACTTTTCCAAAATGTGGAAAAACATGAGGAATAGTAAATGGAAGGAAGCCTCAGACGAGATGAAAGATTCCAGATGGCATTCACAAACACCGAAGCGCTGTGAATCCCTTGCTGAAATTATAGCGAATACTTAAAGAGTTCTTCTAATAAAATTAGGAAACTGACCTTCATTTTTGTATGTCATATAAGCGGCATACCAATCTTTTTTGTATTCTGCTTGGCAGAAATCTTTGATTGATTGGTCCTTGTCATCACTCTTAAAAAAATTCAAGAAATGATCTTTTGCTTTGTTGGTTAAGTTAAACATGATTTTTCTCCTTTTTAATAATTTTTAATCCACAGGAAAGAAAAAAAGAATTGTTGTTTACGCACAACAGGTATGATATTTTAATTATAAGAATAGTGATGACCAAAATTATATGGAAGGAAACTTGTGTATATTCAGAAAAGGTCGTTAGATTAGTGTCTCTTGCAATTTATTAGTTTAATAACTGTCGTCACTATTCTCATATTTTTTAATTAATCTTTGTAAGTACCATTGAGCTTTCTTTAAATCTTCTAATCCATTCTTTTTTTTAAATCTAGTTACATATTTAATTACATTGCCTTGAAAATAATCCATTTCATGAGCATCTATATAATCAGCAGTCTCTATTTTACTTTTATAGTAATCAGGGTTTATCTTGTCACTCACTGCGCCTCTCCCCAATTATCTCCTACAGCTACATCCACCTTTGATGGAATATTTAATTCAATAGCATTTTCCATTACCTCTATTATTTTTTCTTGCTGTTCTTTCGAACCATCAACGCTAATAGCTAGTTCATCATGAATTTGTATCATTGGAATAACACCCTCTTTATAAAGAGTCACCATTGCCTGTTTGGTTTGATCGGCAGCGCTACCCTGAATTAATCTATTCAATGCTTTATATGTACCCGCTCTTTTTAAGGGTGTATTAATACCGTGCTCCTCTTTTGCTTTCTCATAAGGATATGCTCGATGAGCACCAAACGCTTTTGGTTCCCACAAATCAAAGTGACATTGTCTTCCTAAAAATGTTTTTACCTTTCCTGTTTTACCTGCGTGATCTGAAACTCGGTCAGCTAACTTCCTAACAAAGGGAACTCTCTCATTATATTCGGTGATAAGTAGTTTTGCCTCCTCAGGGTTAATTCCTAGCTGATCTGCTAGTTTTCCAACACCCATTCCATAGAATAACCCTAAATTTATGGTTTTAGCGCTCTTACGTTCGATTTTTCCAATCTCCGCCATGATCGTATGGAAGTCAGTGTTTTTATCGTCCCTGTAAGCTCCTACGAGCTTTTCTGAACCAGCTAAACCTATAAAATCAGCATAATGAACCACTAAACGCGGTTCCTGCTGTGAATAGTCAAATGAACCCCACTTCTCTCCCTCTTCAGGTAAAAATAGACTTCTGATCATTGTTCCTATTTTAATATCTGCCTCTTTACTATCTCGAGCAGGTATCTGCTGTAGGTTAGGATTAGAATAACTAAATCTCCCCGTCACCGCTCCGCCATTCTCGGTTCGTAGTTGATTGATATTGGCATGAATTCTACCGTTGTGGTTATATCTTTCTATCGTATGGAGAAACGTGGTTCGCGCTTTGTTGTATTCTCTCGCTTGAACGATTGCCTTTGGCACAGGATGAGGATGATTTTCTAAAAAGCTTTTTGTAAAACTAGGATTACCTTTATCCGTTTTAGGATAATCAATTTTACAAAGATCAAAGATAGAGGCGATAGATCTAGCCGCCCAAATATCTACCTTACCACCTGTTTTATCGTGAACAAAATTAAGTAATTTATTTTCTCTTTTAATTAACTCTTTTTCTGCTACCCCTAATTTATCTAAATTAACTCTCACTCCCTTCTTTCTCATTTCCATAAGAACAGGAAGGAGATCCGTTTCTAAATTAAAAACAGTTTCTAAATTATTTTTGGTGACTTCCACACTCAGTCTATCCCAAAGCTTAAGACAGAGAACCGCGTCTTGCTCTGCGTATTCTCCCACGAACTGAGCAGGTATCTTATACATCTCTGCTTTAGCATCGACACCCCACTGTGCCGCTGTTTCTTTTAACAAAAACTCATTTTTACTTTCTCCTAAATACTCTTTAGACATTGCATTTAAAGAATAACTAAATCTATTTTCATCAATGAGAGGTCCCGCAATCATCGTATCAATAATACGACCATTCCACTTAACTCCCTCTGCCTGTAACCAACCAAAATCATAAGAGGCATTATGGGCAATCTTCTCGCAGTCAGTGGATAGCATTTCATTTAACCAATCAAAAACTATTTCAGGAGAATGATTAAAACCTGTCTCATGTCGAACAGGATAGTAACCCTCCCAACCATCAACAGCGATAGCTACTCCAATAATGTGTCCATCGTTTGTAGCCCAGCCAGCACCCTTTTCTGTGATGTTAGGGTCTTTTGTCTCTAGATCGATGGCAATTCTTTTTGCATCTTTAATATCGGGAAAGTCCATTGGTGGTAGCCACTCGGATTTAGGTTTAAACATTCCTATTTGCTTACTCATATAAAATCCTCCAAAAGCATAGGAGTTCTCTCTCCGACAAACGCTCCCACTATGTTATAGTCTATATATTCGATAGCCTCTTCTACTGTCATTTTATCCCTGTCTCTTAATTTGTAAGCAATTTTTTGTCTACTATAAATAAGAATGTCTTCCATCCCACATCTTCTTCCAACACCTAAAACACAGTCATCAAAACCATCCCATTTAATCATTTCATCATCTAAAAGACCGTGATCTTTTAATTCTTTTAAGTTCATATTCTATAAGCCTCCCTTGATTGAGGTAAGACAACAAATAAATTGTGTCTCGCTCTTGAAAAGGCAACGTAAAATAAACGATGCTCATTAATAGGATTGGTGCGGTAATCTTCATACGCCATCTTTCCTATATCAAGAGAGACAATAACATTATCTGCTTCACCACCTTTTTGTTGGTGGATCGTGGATAGCGTTATCCTTGGTTCTTTACCTATGTCCTCACCCCTTGACTCTAGGTTTTCCAAGTATGCTCTTGTTTCTGTATTCAAGGTAGTCATTACATCTACCCAAGAAATTCCAAATTCAGCTTCCAGTCCGTAGCTTTCTTTTAGTTCTTTAAAACAAACTTTTTTATCGGGAAAAGCTTTCTTTTGTTCTGACACTACTTTTTTATATCCCCTCGCTACAAAACCTTTTCCAATGCTTTTATATAAATTATCAATCATTCTAATCGGAACTTCATTTGTTTCGCTTCTCATTAATTCTTTCCAAGTTAGTATAGCATTTCTTTCCTGTGCTTTCACAGAATAACGATACTTATTATCCCGCATTTTAACACGAAAAAATACATTCTTTTTACGTAGTACTTCTTCTAAATCCTCTCTAATTGTCCTTGTTCTACCCATTACCAACCAACTACCCTCAGAAACATTAAGATGATAGATACCTTTAACAAATTCTACATTCCCATCTCTCTCAGCGGGTTTCCATTTAATATCATCATAGGCAACTATCTGCTCTTCAACACGATTAACAACTTCCCAAATTTTTCTTGGTACTCTCTTTGATTGATCTAAAACAATTGTTTTAGAGGACTGAGTTTTTACCTCAATGGCTCTTGCCACATCAGCGTCAGCCCAAGTATAGATAGCCTGATTAGGATCCATCGCAATATAAGACACCTCTGATGCTTTCCAAATCATCTCTGCCATTTTCCATTGGATCGTGGACATGTCCTGTGACTCATCAAAAAATACAACACGAAAAGGTTTAACTCTATCTTGCTTTACATAGTTACTGATCAAATCAGTAAAATCCATTTTAGGACCAGAGTCTTTAACAAAAGAACCTGTGATACCATCAGTAAACTTTTCATAACCTTTTTCTTTATATTCTTTTAGTCCTTTAGAAATATACTCAAGTTTGTGATAGATAATATCTTTTGCAAACATTGTCCAACAATCTCGTAAATCAATATCTCTTCGCTTTGCTTTTTCAATTAACTGAATGTATTTGTCGTCGTAGTTATTGTAAAAACTATCGTCATCATTATTAACATTAATTTTAATCCGAAGTACATCCTCTACATTTCTCCAATCATTTTTACTCATTATATAGTCACGACTTAAACCTAGCTGACGCAAGGCATAAGAGTGAAGTGTGGAAAAGCTTTCTAATTGAGAGGCAGGTATTTTGAATTTCTCACTGGCTCTCTGTTTAGCTTCGTCTACCGCCTTGTTTGAGAAAGAGAAAAAACCGATCTCATCAATCGAGTATCCCTCAGCAATATACTCTTCTATCTTGTTAAGAATAAAAGTTGTTTTGCCCGTGCCTGGCGGTCCGATGACAACAATGGGTTTACTCATACTGTGTCTCCAAAAATAATGGATCTTCTTTACTAAACCTTAACTGCATTACTTCTTTATAGTTTTCATTTAACTCAATTAAGATTGCATTTCTTTTGTGTCTATTTGCGGCAACTCCTGTTGTTCCTGATCCACCAAAAGGGTCTAAGATTGTTCCACCTTCAGGGCATCCTGCAAGTACACAAGGCTCAATTAAATCAATAGGAAAGGTAGCAAAGTGTGCTCCCTTAAATGGTTTAGTAGTAACTGTCCAAACATTTCTTTTATTTCTTTTTGTTAGTTCTCCTACGGCTTTCATATTCCCATTAGACTTCATTCCACCATTTCCTCTTTTAGATCCTAGTTGGTTTATTAAATTAGGTTGTGTTAATCTTTTAACTGAGTTTGAAGATAAAGGTTCTTTAATAGAATTTGAATCGTAATAATAATTCTTTGATTTGGTTATCAACCATATTTTTTCATGTGCAGAAGTAGGCCTATCTCTAACACTCTCAGGCATGGGATTAGGTTTTGACCAAATTATTTCTGATCGAACATACCATCCGTCTTCCTGTAAAGCGATTGCCACCCTATTAGGTATCATCATTAAGTCTTTTTCTTTTATATCCTCAAACACAATACCCCTTTTACTACCTTTTGTAGGCAGGTCTTGTCTTGAATTACTGATAGTTTGTTTATGGTAGTCGGGACTTTTATATAAATTATCTTTGTTTCTTGTTGGCCGATAATTGTAATAGCTATCCCCCACATTCCACCATATTGTGGCAGTGTCTTTTAACTTAGGTTTCATTAATCTAAAAAGATTAACCGTGTTTTGAATATAATCTTTATAATGATTTTCTAAACCCATTTGATTTTCATTACCGTAATCTCTTAAACCAAAGTAAGGAGGAGAGGAGACAACACAATCAATAGAGTTATCTTCTAAGTCTTTTACCTTCTCAAAACTATTTCCAAATAATACCTTTATCAAAACGGAATCTCCTCCTCTTTTACTTCTTTTTCCATATTAGGAATATCTAATTCTGGTTGTCCTACGGTTAATTCTTGTATTTTCCAAAGTCTAATTCTAACATTTTTTACTGTCTTGATCAGGTCTTCCGCCTCATACTCTTCTCTCAATCTAACAGTCACCCATGCTCGAGACTCTTTAAAATCATTTCTCTTTAAATGATCCATTAAATCTTTTAAAGCAAAATAGGTATACCCTTCCTCATTATAGGATTTGCCTAAAAAGATATCATCAAAGCTTAATGCTTCTCCCTGATGTAAACAAAACTCTTCTAGTAGTTCTTTGAATTCACCTTTCTTGGTTACCTCTTCGGGAGGATAATCAATCGATATATTCTCGAATAACTCTGAGTATGTTCTATTCCACTCTGCGGCACTCATGTTCATTATCCCTGTATTTAATTGCTCAAGACATGCTTGAATAATTTTACGATGGTTCATTAAGTCTTCGGTATTAGGTATTTCTACTCTTCTGTCATCAACATTAAGAAAGTATCTCGGTGGATCCGACTTATAAACTTTTAAATCAGAGTACACAGGATGCTCTCTATCGTTGTCACCACCTACACCAAATTTTCTCTTCTTACATAAACGTTTATTACAAAGAGACTCAATTGGTGGCTGAGTACATCGATACATATACTTTGGTGCACCCTCATTATCACTCTGACTTATTTGTCGTATAACAGATATTACCTCATCCGCTTTCAGCGGTGGGTGGATATATACTCTATTATATTCTTCCGTTAATTCTGCAAAGTTATCAGGACTAGACTTCCTATAAAATACTCCGATATTGAAGAGAGCGTTATTGCGGGAACCATCGCTCACTCCTTGCTCCGTTAGTATCTGTAAACAAGGAGGTCCGTCCTTGATAACTTCGTTCTTGAAATCTGTCTTGATGCTTGACAGATCACCAACGACCATTGAGTCGTATAGCGCAAGAAACTGTTCTAGTGTGGCACCCGATCCATCCTCCTTGAGTGCGTATCTATTTCTTCCATGATAGGGTAAGTTAATCCAACTCCCTGTATCTCTCTTCTGTTCTCCCTCTCTCTGAGATAACTCAATTTGTTTAGGAAAAACTTCCGCTGAGGGATATCCAATTGCGGTTGCCATTTCACTTAATTTTAATTGTATTTCTTTAGCGGCAACTGCCTCTTTCATAAATAAATATAAATGAGCGCCACCACTTTTTGATAGACACATAACTAATGGAAACTTTTTATCTTTAATCTTTTTCTGTAGTGCTTTGTGATCTAATGGATAAACATCAATATCAATAGCACCAAACAGGCACTGATTATCATCATTAATAGGAACAATACCCATGGCAGGATACTCCCCCTTCAAGTGTTTTTGAAATTTCTCAGTGGTCGGCGGTTCGTGGACAGTCTTCATTCGAGCTTCCACTTTTTTACCGTTTTGTGGTTCGTTTGATTTCTCAAACACACCATGGGCTCGCTCTAAACCCGTAAATATATTCTTAAATTTTTCTACAAATGCATCATTCATTTATTGGTTCCCTTAATAAATGATACGGCAATCCCCTATTAACATCATAAATGTGGAGAAATAAAATAGCAGAGACTGCCGTATCCTGCGCTAGTAAGCTAGAATGGTAAATCGGACTCCGAGTCACCACTCTTCGAGGCATCTCCGCCACCCTTTTGCGGAGAAACTTGTTCATCGGAAGTATCTTCTTCTACACCAGATACCTCACCTTTATGAATGGCCTTTTCAAATTTAACGGCATCATTAAATATTTTTTCAATATTTGGATTATCCATTTCATCAATCCAGTCACCCTGATTGATTACCCAATCATAGTAGTCACCTTTTTTACCAGGTACTGATTTTGTAGAAAGTTTATATGATCTAGCAAAATCTTTAGGTTGATAAATTTCATCACCATCAATTCTTCTTTGATTAGCCATTATAGAATTCCATGTTCTAGATTTTTTTAGCTGAGTAGATTTCATTTTGATAATAGCTTGATTCCAACTTCCGTCTTCCTCAACGACAATCACATAGTGTTCAGCGGTGTTTTGAACGTAAGTCTCACCACCATCTAAAATCTCTATGTTATTCTCATTTCTAAACACTCTGCCATCTCTCTTCATTTTCTCGTATTCTTCAATGGTATAAATATTTAAAGGACTCGTCGCTTTATCTCTGTCTGTATGCCACTCTGTATATCTTCTTCGATAATATACAGGTAGAACAGTCAAATTATCGTAAAGCTTTGATGTAACACTATTAAAAATCATACCCTCTTCGGCACCTTGAATATAATTATTGTTATCTTTTTTTCTTTGTGGAGAAGCAGATACAATAACTTTCAAATAAGGTATCTGATAATCTTCTGCATCTCTCTCATTCAAAGATGCACCAGCTTTTCTCAAAATTGAATTATCAAATACAGCTACGCTTTTCTTTTCTTCTTTTACTACTTGTTGTGTTTTACTTTTCTCTGACATATTTTACTTACCTTTCTTGATATTAATTTTATGTCCGACATAAACACCAAATGTTTCCATTGGGATGTCTTTACCGTTCTCAATCATTTCACGAATGAAACCTTTGAGGGTCATAGGTTCAACTTTGATATTTCTATCAGCGTCTAAACCTTTACTCGCCAAGTCACTATAAATTTGATCAGCCTTTTCATCTTCTGCTCTACCAAATTTTAAGACAACTTGATTTTTTATAATATCATCATACCCGTGTTCACGAAGCCAATCAAACGCTGCCTCTTGATTATCTTTGGATATGCTTCCAGTATAAAATGGTTTGATGTCTACAGATTGTCCATCTGACATCTTAATTGATTTAACACCACGCTCTTCCATTAAAGAAACAATTTGTTCTCCATTTTGTCTGAGCAGGTCTTTTTTTACCTTCATTAATGACTCTAAATCGTCAATTTCTTTTTCTATTTTTAATTGTTCCTGACATGCTTTTGATATCGGATCAACCTCACTGACTTCAAAATCGCTTTTCTCTTTTCGTAAATCTAACATTACTGTTTTCCTTTCTTATTCGTTTATGTCAACTCTGATAGGAAAGTAATCTCTTTCTAATCTATCATATTTTAACATATTATATCTACCATTAGATATAGTGCTTGCAACGGCACATGTCAACCCTATTAATGCGGGATCTCCCACAAGTACTAAATAATCAGTGTCTTTAAAGTTTTTTAAGATCTGTTTTATTTTTCTAATTGTGGGTTGTGGAGACATCACTACTTGTTTTTGGCTATCAAACAAATAAATTATCTCTCCAAATCTTTCTGCTTGGGAAAAATCAAGTCCTCTCAAGGTTCCATCAATGTGTTTACGCAATACTTTTTGTATTACATAGACTTTACTTTTACTTTCACTCATGTAATAATTCTCTCTTAGAATAATAATTACCATGCTGTTAAATAAATACAAGTTTAAAACTAAGCCTATGGAGCATCAGCTTGTTGGTTTAGCGGGAATGCTTAATCAATTTGAAAAGAATTCACCTGAGTATGCTTTATTTATGGAAATGGGATGCGGAAAAACCAAAGTTCTTATTGATGGAATATCTATTCTTTTTGATAACGGAAAAATAAATCAGCTACTTGTCGTTTGCCCTAATGGAATAAAATATAATTGGAGAGAGGAATTAGAAAAACATTTAGCTGAACATATTGACTATGATGTTCATGTTTGGGAGGGAGCAAAAACAAAGAAAGAACAAAATGAAATTAAAAAAGTTTTGTTTGCTACAGATCAAAAACTAAAAATTTTAATCATGAATATTGACTCAGTCATTACTAAGTTTGGATCGAGTGTTGCAGAAAAATTTACTCTCGTTGATAAAACTTTAATGTGTATTGATGAGTCGACTATTATTAAAAACATGTCTGCTCAAAGAACAAAGAGATGTATTAAGATTGGAACATTTGCAAAATATCGAACCATTCTTACAGGATCACCAATTACAAAATCACCTGAAGACTTATATGGTCAGTGTGCCTTTCTCAGTGAAGACCTGCTCGGCTTTAGTTCTATCTACTCTTTTAGAGCGCGCTACTGTAATCAAGTAAAACTAAACTTTGGTGGGCGAAGCTTTAACAAGGTAACAGGATACAAGCGGTTGGAGGAGCTAACGGATAAAATACAGCAGTTCTCTTACCGCGTAACAAAGGCAGAGGCCTTAGATTTACCTGATAAAATTTATATGAAGAGACGCGTACCGATGTCCGATAAACAATTAAAGGCTTACGTCATGATGAAGAATGTTGCCCTAGCGGAGATTGATGGGGAGCAACTAACAACCGCTACTTTGATTGCACAATTAAAAAGATTACATCAAATTGCCTGTGGGTATATGACTACCGATGAGGGGGGTTTGATTGATTTTTCTGAGAATAGATTAAAAGAATTACTCGATACAATTGAGGAGGTAGACGGAAAGGTAATTATCTGGTGTTCGTACCGCCATAACATTAGAAAGGTTATTGAAACGCTGGACAAGAAATATGGTCAGGGGTCAGCGGAAGGTTTTTATGGAGAAACTCCCAGTGTAGAGAGACCAAAAATATTAAAAAGATTTAAAGATCCTGAACATCATATGAGATTTTTGGTAGGTCATCCGCGAACAGGGGGTTATGGCTTAACTTTAAATATAGCTAAAACTATGATATTTTATTCTAACGATTATGATCTAGAAATCAGAGAGCAAGCTGAAGCTAGAAATCATAGAATAGGAACAGAGGATAAAGTGACATATGTTGACTTAGTCTGTGAGGGAACAGTAGACGAAAACATTATTAAAAGTCTACGTTCTAAAATTAACATCGCCAGTGAAATACTCGGTGAAGAATTTAAGGAGTGGTTAATATGATATTAAGTCCTAACCGTGAAAAAATAGATCACAGGAAATTAAAAGAAGCTTGTGAATGTTTTAATGAATTAATTAAAATGCAAGAAAGTTTAGATAAATACGAAAAGTGGGCTATGGCTAACATTGTACATGAGACTGCTTTAGAGTTGGCTGAAACTATAACAGAAAAATTAAAAGAATGATAAATAGAAAGTATATACTACAAAAGAAACCCGTTTATGAATACGATGATCCTAGATCTTCAGAAAATTCAAAACATGCTGAGAATCAAAGAAAACAACAAAGAAGGTTGGTTAGTAAATTATTAGGAAAAAATTATTTTACAAATACACAATCTGTAATGGAAATAAATGAAGGAAATAAAAAATGAAACACAGTTATTTTAAAATACCAGGATGGTTTAATTACTCAGAAACTTATAATATCATTGTTGATCAAATTAATGATGATGGAAAAATTGTAGAGATAGGTTCTTTTTTAGGAAGATCTACTCACTACTTAGCAACGGCATTGTATAATGCTGGTAAAGAAAACGTAAAAATTTATTCAGTAGATACTTTTGAGGGATCGTCAGAACACTCAAACTTAGATTTACCAAAAGATTTTTCATCAACGTTTAAACAAAACTTAGAATTTTTTATTGAGAAAGGAATGGTAGTTGTTTGTCAGGGAAGATCCGATGATCCTAAAATTTTAGAAATGTTTGAAGACAATTCAATCGATTATATTATGGTGGATGGGGCGCATGAATATGAACCAGTCATGAGTGATGTAGAAAATTGGTGGACTAAATTAAAAACTGATGGAGTTATGTTTGGTGATGATTATAGTTTAGCTTCAGTTTCAGAAGCAGTACAAGTTTCTCTGTCAAAACTAAAAGCTAAAGGATTAGGGGTTAACAGTAGTCAAGAGCAAACTTGGTACACTGGAAAAAACCCTGAAAAACTTAAAGTTTTTGAAAAATTAGTTCCAGGCCAGAATACTTTAAAAAAGTAAATAATTTTCTATACTAAAGCTATGGATTATCAGCTTGAGTATGTCGTTTGGAGAGACACTGTCGAAGAGGAATCTGGATGGCACACATACGGCGATATGAAAAAATTAAAAACCGCCATATGTGATGAAGTGGGATGGGTTCTTCAAGAAAATAAAGATGAATTAAAATTAATGGCTTCTATGATTAGAAAAGACAAAGAGGGTGGACGCACAATTGTACTTTATAAAAGCTCTATCATTCATAGAATGACAATTCCTCTTAAATTATATTCTGATGACAATAAAAAAAATCTCGACTAGTCACATAAACGATAAACATGTTAAGGGAATAGTATCGGAACTTAAAGCTATTCAATATCTTTTGGAGCAGGGCTTTCTAGTATTTCAAAACGTAGCCCCCAATGGAATTATTGACATTGTGGCAATCTCTCCTGACGATGAAACCTTTCGCATTGATGTTAAAACCAAATCTAGAAGGAAAACAAAAAGTAAAAGAAGACAGATTGGACATGAAATTTATCGGTCACCGAGTAAACTTCAGAAGCAAATGAATGTTGTTTTGGTGGTCGTGGGCAGCGACTCGTGGAAAGTTCACCCTA